CCGCAAAGCCCATTTTTAGATCCTATGGGCAGACCTGCAAGAGAATGGACGCAATGGCTGCAAAACCCTGACGTTCAAACACTTACGGCTGCTACTCTTAATGTTTCAAATGTAGTTTTGGATTTGCCGTTAGATGTTCAGTACGGGGGAACAGGTTTATCGACAATCCCTACAAATGGTCAATTATTGATCGGTAATGGTACGGATTACACTTTAAGCACATTAACGGCGGGTACTGGGTTAACGATTACAAACGCTGCTGGGTCAATTACGCCTAGAATTACAAACACAGGTGTCACGGCTGGCTCTTACGGTTCTGCATCGTCTGTTACGACTTTAACTGTAAACGCTCAAGGTCAATTGACGGTTGCGGGATCAGTAGCGATTGCAATTGCTGCAAGTCAGATTACCAGCGGCACGATTGCATCGGCTCGTATCTCAGGCTCGTATACAGGCATCACAGGCGTTGGAACGCTGACTGTTGGTACATGGAACGCCACAACAATCGGCACGGTCTACGGTGGCACAGGACTAACCAGTTACGCTACTGGCGATATTTTGTATGCGTCTGCTGCAAACACTTTGTCTAAATTAGCGAAGCCAACAGCCAACTCCTATTTAGCGATGACTTCAACGGGTGTGCCTAGTTGGAAGAATCCTAAATATGGCACGTTTTACAATACAACAACTGAAACCGTTGGCATCATCAATACGGCGTATCCACTTAATTTTGATACAACAGACTTGAGCAATGGCGTGACAGTTGCAACGACTGCTGCGGTGGTAACGGGCAGCATTGCACTATTTGTGTTGACTGTCACAGCGGTCACAAGCGGCACATTGTCGATTGGACAAGTCATTAGCGGAACAGGCGTGACTGTTGGAACTCGGATTGTTGCGTTTGTATCTGGATCGGGCGGTGTTGGTACTTATACGTTAGATAAATCACAAACTGTTTTAAGCACAACGATTTCAGCAACTAAGCAATCAAGATTAACGGTATCGGCTGATGGTGTGTACAACTGTCAGTTTTCTTGCCAACTTGATAAAACAAGTGCAACTGCTAAAAGCCTTTATATATGGCCTCGTATTAATGATGTTGATGTAACTAACTCAGCAACAGAAGTTACATTATCTGGCTCAAATGCTGCGACTGTTGCGGCATGGAACTTTGTTTATAACTTGTCGGCTAATAGTTATTTTGAGCTAATGTGGTCTGCGGAAGATACGGGTTGCATTATGCCCGCATCGGCAGCGGCTGCACCAGTTCCTGCAATACCAGCAATCATTATGACGGTAATTAACAATATCAGCGTATGAGCGCACTATTTATGATCTATAAATCTGTAGAAAATAGATTGCCATTTGGATTTGATGAGTTTAGTGAAGCGGTAAAAGAATGGGAAATAATCCCTGTAATACAGCGAGGCAAGTTATTTGGTGGGGTAATGGTCAAAGGCAATGAAATTCATGTTGGATTTGCTGAAAAGCCCACGGCAAGTATTCGGGGCAATATTAAGGCGGTATTAAAGCCATTGTTTGAAAAGCATGGTTTTGTGGTTACAACGGTAAAAAAAGACAATATAAACGGTTTAAATTTCTGTAAACGGCTTGGATTTGTTGAATCTGGGCAAGATAGCGATAAAATCTTATTGAAGTGTGACGGGAGTCATTATGTTTAAAGTTTATCTCAGCCGAAAACAAACACGGGCAATGTCTAGCGAACATCCAGTCGGCGATCCGACGGGTGGCGCAGCATACCGTGAATTGCGTGATCCAACAACTGCAATTGCTGCGTCAGCTGGGGCTAACCTACTCGGTTCTGTTATCGGTGGTCAAGCGTCTAAATCTGCGTCTAAAACTCAAGCTAACGCAGCAGCAAATGCGGCAGCAGCACAACAACGCATTGCATCGCAACAAATTGAAGATATGCAAAAGATGCGGGCGCAGCAGATTATTGAGCTGCAAAACGCTCAAACTGATGCTATTAACCGTGGTCAGCGGGATAGAGCTTCTGCTATTCAAACGCTTGTCGATCAACGTACCGACGCATTGGCTCGCATTTACGGATCAAAAGACGCTGCTTTAAACGTAATTAACGCTCAACGTTCAGACGCTTTAGCAACAATTGGCGAACAACGTGGCGAGGCGGCTCAAACGTTTCAACCCTATATGCAAGTGGGGCAACAAGGCGTTGGTGCGATTAGTCAGCAACTGCCGTATTTTCAACAAACTTTTGGGCCAGAGCAGTTTAAAGCAAACCTAGATCCTGGCTACGAGTTTATGAAGCAACAAGGTCTTGGCGCAATCCGTCAAGGCATGAACGTCGGGGGCGGCGGCTCTAACATTGATCGAGCAGCTACTAAGTTTGCCGAAGATTATGCCAACACGGGGTATCAAAACGCTTACAACCGTTTTACAGGTCAACAACAAAACATTTATAACCGTCTTGCAGGTATTGCGGGGATTGGTCAAACAGCTACGGGGCAATCTGCACAAACAGGGTTAGGTTACGGTCAACTTGGCGCACAAACAGGTCTAGGCTACGGTCAATTAGGCGCACAAACAGGGTTAGGTTACGAAACTCTTGGGGCGCAAACGGGTCTTGGGTATGGCACAGCAATGGCTAATACAGGTCTAGGTTACGATCAAATGATTGGTAATCAGCAACTTGGTTTTGGTCAGACAATGGCTAGTTTTAACCAAGGAACAGGCGCAAACATTGCTAACTTAGCAACAGGCATGGGTACAGCGCAGGCGCAAGGCATCACAGGACAAGCACAAGCACAGGCCGCGGGTGATGTTGGTCAAGCCAATATTTACGCTGGTGCGTTAGGCAATCTTGGACAGCTTGGTACGCAATATTCTTACTTGCAATCACCTGCAATTCAGAAAGCGTTACAAATAGGGCCATATGCGCCACAAACAGGATCAACACCAATAAGCGGGGCTAGTCCAACTGGATTGCCTGTGGGCGGGGGCAGCAGCATTATGGTGGGCGGCTCGCCTACCTACACAGTAGCATAAAGGACAATCATGGCTGATAACACCATTGCGCTGCAAGTAAGACCAATGCCGCAAACCAATATTATTACTCCAATGACAGAGATTATGAATTTGGGGCGATCTGCTGTCGGTCTACAACGTGAAACTGAAACCTTGCCTTATGCAATTGAAACTGCTAAAGGTATGGCATCACAAGCCACTACTGGCGCAGAAAGCTCAATTTTTAAGTTAAATAACGAGCAATCACAGTTAGCGTTAAATATTGCAGGCGGTCTTGCAAACGATGATGCAATCATCAACGCAGGCAAAAATCCTATGGCTGCAATGAATACGATCTTGCAAGCAAAAGCACGGATGCTTGCTCAAGGTATCCCAGCGCACATAGTAGAGGCGAACACAGCACCTTTGATTACTAACTTAGTGTCTAACCCTGGTGGGTTTTTGCAGACTCTTAAAAACGTGATTCAAGGCGGTCTGGGCGCACAAGGCCAACAAGCATTGCAAACACCACAACTTACCGAAGCTGGCGGCGCACCTGCAACATTCCAAGGCGGCACAGGTACATTACGGACTGCGCCTATTGCGCCTGCGGGGTCTGGGCCAAGCACGGCTTCTGGTTCTCCTGCACCATTTACCGGACAACCTACAACGCAACCAACAGAACCACCATCACAACAAGTTATGCCGCAAACGCCAAGCGGCGATATGTTTGCAAAAGGTATGCCTACGGGCAAGCCTGGCACATTCTTTGGTGATAACGGTCAGATTGTTGATGCAAGCGGTAAGGTCGTATTTGATGCTGCGGTGCGTGATGCGTCAGGTCAAGTTGTTGACATGAAAGCCATGCCGCAAGAATACGATCCTATGAACAAGCCAATTGATAAAACACTTGGCACGGCGCAGCCTTTCCCTGTTACACCACCGCCAGCAACACAAGGCGCACCGTTACCACCACAAACAGGCGTAAGTGCCGATCAAATGTCACAACCTGTATCAACAGGCGCAGGCTTTAAATTATCGTATCCGGTTCGCAAGGCAGGCGAAGCTCGACAAGTGTTGGCTTCAGAAGTTGCAGACGAAGCGGCAGGTAATTTATATCGCAATTCGTTGATAAAGAATCAAGGCAATTTAGTCACTAACCGTAGAAATCTTGAAGAAGTAATTTCTGAAGCAGACAAGGTTGAAAAGAATCTTAGTTTGCTTGGATTCAAAGTTGATAACGCAGGATTTTTAGGCGCAGGCGCACGAAAACTTAACGAATTCTTTGGTACAGAAACAGGCATTACGCTAAAACAACTTAACAAAGACTTGGCTAACGTTGCGATTTCAAACATCACTGCGGCAGGCGGGTCAATGGATACCGTTGCGGGTCAGCAATTAACAAAGATGGCTAACGGTGATGAAACATACCCACCAGTTATTTTGAAAGATATTGCAAGGCGAGCAATGTCAGACATGACAAACTTAGATATGCAAGCCCGTGGCGCACAGGAATTCTCTCGCAAGTTTGGTGCTGCTAACTTAAATGATTACCGTCAGCAATGGTCTAAAAATGCTGATTCAAGATTGTTTGAATTGGTTAACATTGAAAACAGCTCGATGAGTCCTGAACAACGCCAAGCTGCAAGAGTTAAATTGTTTGGCGGCTTAAATGATAAGCAGAAATCTGAAATGGCTCAGAAATTGCGTAACTTGCAAAAGTTAAGCACAACCGGACAGTTATGATGGAATTTCAAAGCGCAATAGATTTTCTCTCAGGGTCAAAAAAGCCAAAAGAAGAAAGTGCAACGGGCTTTGATTCCGCATTGCAATTTTTAGAAGGCTTGCAACGACCACCTGTTGCACCACTAACACCACAGCAAGCACAATCACAGTTTGCTCAAATCCCGTTTCAACCATCAGCTGCACCGCAAGCACCAGCACCGCAGCCAGCACCGCAAGGTAACGCTGTACAACGTGCAATTGCGCCTGCTGCGTCATTTTTAGATGTAACTTTGGGCGGTCTAGCACCTGGCATTATTGAACCTGTTACATACGCAGGATCACGAGCATTTGGTGCAACACCTGAACAAGCTACACAAACATCACAAGCGGCTGCTGCGCCCTTTGTAGACCCGTTTGGCAAGACATTAGGCGTGTCTAATTTGCCACAGTACAAAGGCGAAGCGTCTCGTCAACTCATGGAGTTTATTGGCACAAACATGGGTAAGGGTGCTGAGTACATTGCTCAAGAAACCGGATACCCTGTTGCTGACATTCAAAACATGATGGGTACGCTAGTTGCTGGCGGCGGCACAGCAGCTGGTCGAGCGTTAGCGGGTCGTGGCGTAAGCCCTGCCGTTACGCAAATGCAAGACCAATATGCAGCATCATTGAAAGCTAGACAGCCACGCATTGAGCCTACGATGACCCCAGAAGGTGCGGTTACGCCTGAAACGGTTGCAGCGGTTACACCTGAAGCACCAGTAGCACCTGTAGCGGCTGCGGCTATGCCAGAAGTGCCAATGGCTACGCCTGCGGGTGAACTGGTTGTGTCAAAAGCACCAGGCATTGAGGTGTCGTACATAAAGCCCACGCCTGACGTACCTAAAGACACGCCATTTATCACTAGCCCATTGCAAGAGCGCATTGCGCCTGACTCAACGACTACGCCACGACCAACAATTGACAATCCTTTTGTTGAGCCAATGTACGCTAAGACGGGTACGCTGCCAATTGATGAACAGCTATACCGTGTTGAGACGGTTAAAGAGCTTGGCGTACCTACTATTCGTGATGGTACTAAAACAGGCGATGGGTTTAAGACTGCTGACGAATACGTTACGGCAAAGACTAGTGGCCCGAACAGAGATTTGTTTAATCAACAGATAGCGACCGAACAACAGGCGTTGCGAAACTACGCAAACGGTATCGTTGAGAAAACAGGCGGCAGCGTTGGATTAGATGAAAATGCTTTGTACAACCGTGGTCAAGCCATTGCACAACCGTTTGATGCGTTTAAAACGTTGTTGACCGAGCAAATGCGTGGTGCGTATCAAGCAGCGGGTGAAGTCGCACAAGGTGCGCCAGCTGTAGCACCGGACACATTTCAAAAGTTTCTAAACACAAACTCTAACTTTGTTGTTAACGACAGTTTTAAATCTTTGCGAAACGGCATTAAGTCGCATTTGACTGAGCAGGGTTTAGTTAATAAAGACGGCAGTATTAAACAAATGACTGTCGATCAGTCTGAATTGCTCAGACAATACATTAACTCTAACTGGAATCCTGACCGATCAAGAATCATTCACAAGTTGACCGATTCAATTGATAACGATGTAACTAAAGTTGCTGGTACTGACATTTATGAGTCAGCCCGTGGTATTCGTACCAAGATGGCAAACTTGCTAGAAGATCCAGTTGGCGTGTCTAAGATCATGGATTACGATCCTAAGACCCCTATCAATCGTTCTACGGCCTTCCCTGATATTCCGAAAGCTGTTGAAAAGATGACACCGGATCAGCAGGCGCATTTGGTTAAAGTTTTGCAAGATATGCCACCTGAATTGCAGCCACAAGCTCAAAAGGCTATTGCTGAAATTAAGTCACAATTCGCAAATCGAATTGCAGAGGTTGGCGGCAAAGGCGAGTTTTGGAACGCACCTGCGGTCAGCAAGTATCTTAGGGATAACAACCGTTCTTTGCGTATCCTAACTGGTGATCCCTTGATGGCTAGGTCGTTGACTGTCTTGAATGACGGTGGACACTTTTTGCGTATGGATAACGGCTACAAAGGTGCTGCAATCCAGTTTAAAAATATGTACGATAATCCGTTAATTAGCGGCACAACTCAAGCATTGGGCGGTGCAATTGGCGGTGGTATTGCATATGGAATGGGTGGCGGCGGTGCTGTAGGGGCTGCGGCTGCGCCTTTTGGTGCGGCGTATGGTAGAAGTGTTGCTGCAGGTAAATTAGAACGTGCTGCGGCTCGTAGTGCGGCTAGGAAAGGACAAGAAAGTTTACGACCTATTTCTGAAGTTTTAACCTCTTTGCAAAAGAAACGCTAATGGATTGGCAAAACGTAATCAACATAGGCATAGGATCATTGATTGCAGTCGGCGGTTGGTTTGCCCGTCAGCTGTGGGATGCTGTCCAAAAACTTAAAAGCGACATTAGTAGATTAGAGCTAACGATTTCTGACAATTACGTTAAGAAAGACGATTGGAAAGACGGCATCAAAGAGCTAAAAGAAATGCTTGGCAAGATATTTGACAAACTCGACTCTAAACAAGACAGGTGAAATCATCGACCCGATAACCATTCTCGCAGCACTCGGCCCCTTGGCTGTCGACTTGGGTAAAAGCCTGATTGGTCGATTCATTCAAACCGACGTATACAAGCCTACAAATATTGGTGAGTACACGCAAATGAGACAGACCGATTTAGCGATGTTTCAGGCGATGAATAACGCAGGTGGGGGCGGTACTACCTACCCGTGGGTTGAAGCGGTTGTAAGGCTGATGCGCCCTGCTGTCGGGGCTATTGTGTTGGGTACATGGTCGTTCATGATGCTGACCGGACAAGAAAACCCTGCGGTCAATAATTTTGCGTCTGCTGTGGGTTTTTATTTGTTCGGTGATCGCACCCTTTTCTACGCACAAAAGAAATAATGTTTGCCTTTTCTGAACGCTCACTTAATAACCTTAAAGGCGTACATCCTAAACTGGTTGCTGTTGTCCATCGTGCGTTGGAGTTGAGCGCAATAGACTTTACGGTTTTGGAAGGTGTGCGCTCGCAAGCTCGACAAGATGAATTGTGGGCGCAAGGGCGAACTAAGCCTGGTGCGATTGTGACTTGGGTTCAAACATCAGGCACACACGGCATTCAGGCAGATGGCTACGGTCACGCTGTAGACCTTGCACCTTACCCGATTGATTGGGATGACTTACCTCGCTTTGACCAACTTGCCAACACCATGTTTACGGCAGCTAAAGAGATTGGCGTGACGCTGCGCTGGGGCGGCAATTGGGACATGGATGCAACAATTCACGAACATGGCGAATCCGATAGCCCACATTTTGAATTGATTAAATAGGTGACATGATGAAAACGCTTACTGTAGTCAGTACCGTTATCTTGTTTTGGGTTTTAGCTCTATTTTCTACAGCGCAAGCACAGATTGCCATCTGCAAAGGCGAATACGCTTTGTGTGCAGCCTCGCCAACGACTTTGACGGGCAAGTCTATATCTGTGGCAGGCAAGACGTTTAAAGAGGGCGTAGCGGTCTGTCCTGTGCTTACTGGCGATGCTGTGGCGAACATGACGCTGATGCAAGGATCGTGTGACGCACCAAAGGGTAAAGTATGGAGTCTGTTTGGTGTGCCACCATTGACTGCCTATCCACAAGCACCGGATTGGTCGGTTCAGCCTGCGGTGTTTCGCTCATTTAAAGTGGGTGACACGCCAACCACAGGTATGTCAAATATGTGGTCATTTCTGTGTACTAAGCAAACTAAGCAAGTTAATGGCGTGACGCTAGCTAGTTGCTACGGGCCAGTCATGGAGTCACCTTGGACTGGCAACCATGTTGTAAGTGGAGAGACTGCGTTTACACAAGCACCAGTCGGGGCTACTTACCCCGTTGGCGGCAATGTTCCGTAGGTTTGTAGAAATTAGTGCAATACGCACACATTCCTTGTCGCAGCTCGCTAGACACTTGACCGCAACCATCACAAATCCAATCTTTGGGATATGTCGGCGGCTTGCGTCTAGTGCGATACATGAAGATCATGCCACCAACCGTGATTGCGGCAGACAAGTAAAACACAAACATCCAATCCCAGATTGTCATTTCACACCTCCAGACATGGCACGATCAACTTCAAAATTCATTTGAGGTTCAGTCACCATGAATAACTGCGATGTGTATTTGTTCAGCCAACGATAGCGTAGCGCATCTCTGCGTAAACGTTCAATCTCTGTTGCATTTGATTCTAGCTCTGCTTTCAACTCACGGGCAACAAATAGAGCTTCATCCATTCTTTTAGACCACACAGACGGTGGTGCTACCAGTAGCGCATCAATGATTAAGTCAATTTTCCCCATGATTATCCTTTTGGTTTAACTGGCGGCGCAAAGCAAAGATTTGATCGGCAAACTCAATCAATCCCTCCCGCAGTGATTTGTTAGATTCTTGCAAATTTCTTATGTACTCAGCGGCCTCAATTTGTTCTTCAGGTTTCATCACATACCCGTGTTCTAGGTAGCGCAGAATGTTGTCAGGTGTCATGGCTGATCCTTGTCTAAAGCATACAGAGCTGTATATAGATGCGGAAGGGTCGTATTGTTAATCAACACACCTTTATCCCCAATGAACCCTATAGGTTTTAATTTAGCTAGATTGTCAGCAGCCTGGCGAAAGGCACAAGGATTAAATTCAGCGTTGCAGCGACCACCGCAAGCCTCTTTAAACAGATGGATATAGTCGGCCTTGTTCATAAACGCAGTCCAAACGGGTTGTGAGCGTGTTTAACAACGAGGTTTTCGTAATTGTCTGAGGATTGTGTAGCAGTCGGTGCTTGTCGAATAGTGACATAAACACAAGGTGAGCCACGCCTACCATCCCCACGTTTCTCAATCTTGTTGTTGCGCTGAAGTTTGGCAAGTTGAGTGTAAATGCTGATCTTTTCAAGGCCACAGTAATCAGCAATATCAACTGTTGTTTTAGGCTCAATGCAATACCGCAATATCTTTTGTTCTGTTGACATATGTTCTCCATAAAAGCATCACATTAAGCCATCTAAACACAATGCACAAGAGGTATTTATCTTAGTGATTACCCGTACTTTTATTATTTGGACAATAGTATTCCCAAGGGTGGATAGCGTGTAGTTTCCCTACGCAGTCCAACTCGATCCATATTGTTTTATAACAGAACAATACCAATCCTACCGGAGTTAATGTTCAATCGATTTAGAGTCTTGTCCCACCGTGTTCTCTAATCTTGTGTAGTCCCCATTTAAGGCTACGTGGCTTGCAGTCGGGTGTAGACCAGCCAATCTTTCTTGAGTACCGGCGATTTAACCGTATTAGATAACGCTCTCTGACGGTTATCAAAAGACAAATAAAAAAGCCGTTTTAGAGTGTATTTTGTTGGCAGACCCTTTCGGGACATTCTCTATCGGCTTCAAGGCGCAAGAGAATCAAAATACACACTAAAACGGCTTACATCGTCTGCCAAGACAACAATGCAATTCTGCCACCGTCTTTCCGATGTGTCAAGCCCTGAAGCTAGGCTAGTGAAACACGACCCTTATCATTGATGAGTTTCTGCTTGCTAAAGGCTTAATCAGTCTATCGTAAGTCAGGCCAAATTTGTGACCAGTTAGGAATTTCTTTTCTTGACCATTTGCCTGCTGATTTCTTTTCAAGCTCGGTGGCCAGTAACACTAGCTTGTCACCAGGCAAACCATTGTTGCGCCATTGCGACACAGCTGGTGGACTGACACGGCAAAGCTTGGCTACAGCAAATGTGCCACCTAATGTTTGGATGATTTCTGTTGTATTCATGTTAGATAGCTTAACAGATGAGGTTTTGTATGTGTTGACTTATCTGTTTAGATACCTTAATATCTATCTACTGACATACCCGTCAGGACAACATACAGGTGCATAAATGAAAGAACTAGCAAAAGCATTAGTCACGGCGCAGGCAGCAATGTCACACGCAGCCAAAGATAGTAAAAATCCCCATTTTAAATCTGCATACTCAAGTCTGGCATCAGTCATCGACGCTGTTAGACCGCATTTGTCTGCAAACGGATTAGCCGTTGTACAAAAGACACACGATGCCGAAGGTGGTGTTTGTGTGGAAACCGTGATTATTCACGAATCAGGTCAAGAAATGTCATTTGGCAAACTGTTTGTGCCTGCAAGCAAACACGACAGTCAGGGTTTCGGTTCAGCTTTGAGCTACGCAAAGAGGTACTCAATCCAAACCGCCATGTGCGTTGCGTCGGCTGACGATGATGGTGAATCTGCCGTTAAATCAGCGCCACCAAAGGTTGAAAAACCCAAAGGCATAGATATGGATGCAACAGTTGACCAAATGGCGGCAGCGGTCAGTTACGAAAGCCTGAAGGACATATTTAGACTGGCTTGGACACAATGCCTGAAAGAACAACAGCCCGTCTTAAAAGCAATGTATGACGGAATCAAAGCAAACTGGGAGAACCAATAATGGCAAACGATCTTAACCGCTGCGAGTTTATTGGGCGCTTGGGCAAAGACCCTGAAGTACGTTACACCGCTGACAGTAATGCAATTTGTAATTTCTCAATTGCGGTTGGTTATAAGACCGCAACGAAAGAAACAACAGAATGGGTCAGGATCACAGCCTTTGGCAAGTTGGCAGGAATATGTGCCGACTACCTAAAAAAAGGCTCACAGGTCTTTATAGCGGGTCGTATGACTACTCGCAAGTGGCAAAACAAAGATGGCGTGGATCAGTACACAACAGAAGTCGTTGCTGACCAAATGCAAATGCTTGGTGGTCGGACGGCTGAAGATGCACCAGCTGCGCCTGCCAAACCCAAGTCTGACGCTTACAGGTCAATCAAAGAGGGGATTGTTGTGCCTCTTGATGAAATGATCGACGATGTGCCGTTCTGATGACTCAGACGGAGGAGGCAATACTTATTTCTTGGCGATTGCAGCAATGGTACGAAGGCATGGTTTTAGACGCTAGAGCCATGCAAGACCTACAGGATGCAATCGAGATGCTTAAAACATTAGCTAAACAGGTGCAAAAATGATTATTAAATCAGCAGACTCAGAATCAGGCCATTGGTACGCAGCTGACGGTTCACCAGCGTATAAGATCATTGGCAAGAACGGCAAAGAACGCAACACAACGGTTCGTGACGCACGAGAACTTGGATTAAAGCCTAGCGTGACAACCGTGTTGGGATTGGTTGCCAAGCCTGGCTTATCCAACTGGCTGCAACAACAAGTATTACTAGCGGCTTTGACGTTGCCACGCATTGCTGGCGAAACAGAGGAAAACTGGCTAGAACGGGTAATGTCTGACAGCAAGAGTACGGGCCGTGACGCTATGGATCGTGGCACTCAAATGCATGGGGTGCTTGAGCGTTTTTACCGTGGCGAACAAGACGATTACCCTGTTTATGTTAATCAGGTTGATGCGTCAATCAGAATCCACTTTGGGCATGACCAGACTTGGGAGGCAGAACGCTCATTTGCGTATGAAGGGTTTGGCGGCAAAGTTGATTTGATTGCTGAAAACATCGTGATCGACTTTAAGAGCAAAGACAAGCTCGACAAGGTTGTGCCATATCACGAACAACTGATGCAACTGGCGGCTTACCGTGTCGGCCTTGGCAAACCAACAGCCAGATGCGCCAATGTGTTTTTTACTGCTGAAGGTGATGTGAAACTAATTGAACATTCAGAGGATGATCTAGCCTCTGCATGGGATTGCTTTCAGTATTTACTTGCGTTCTACAAGCGTAAAAACAACTTATAATAAATTGTCGGTGTTGTTCACTCCTTGTTCCATCGACCGCCCCGTAAATGGGGCGTTTTGTTGTAAAAATCCAAATAAATCAAAAATAATTACAAAAACTAGGGTAAACACCTATGAAATTACTGTTTAGATAGCTTAATATTAGTCATGGCAATTAGCCATACACACCACGATAAAGGTACATAAAATGAGCAAATTGATTCGTAATTTTTTAGCATACCCATCAGATGAAGCACGAGCAAGATTGCAAAAGTATTTAACAAGACACCCAATGGCTGTTTGTTTGGCTACCCCAGAAGAAAATCAAATTCTTAAACAACATGGGTTTAAGGGGTAAGCCATGAAATACTCATACATTCAAATGACAGACGAAGGTAAACGCCAGCTGATGCGTGAACTTAGCCGTGAGCTGACCGACAAAAAGATTGCAGAGCTTATGGATCAATTTGCTGATGGCGTAAAAACAGATAGCAATGGCGAACCGTACATTAAGATTGATCGTGACGAGGTGTTGATGTGTGCTGTGCCAATGTACACACATTTTATTGACGTTAACCACATTGAAACCGTCACCGCTAACGAGGAGGGCAGCGATGAATAAGCGTAACTGGCCTTACGGCACAGACATGAGCGAACCTAATTGGACAGGTCGCACGACTCGCCAAATGCGTGATTACAAACGATCTGATGACCGCATACCGCCAGTTGCGTGGGTAATTGGACTAATCGGCTTGGCGTTAGTGTTTGGTTTCTTTCCACTTTTATCATTGGTGATGCTATGAACCAAGTCGCTCGCAACACCGATCCGTCAACCAGTTGGGTGGCAGCTGACTCTGCGAAGGCTCTAGCGGCTCAACACGCCACGATCATCATTCAAGCCTTAGTCAGGTATGGGGCAATGGGGAAAGACGGTATAGCCACGATTACGGGACTCGATGGCAACCAAGTCGCTAGGCGGCTTAGTGAGCTACAACGCAACCATGAAATACTGCTAACTGGGCGCAACGTGCAAAGCAAGTCAGGTCGAGCAGAACGAGAATGGAAAGTTATGCCAAAACAAATGGACTTAATCTGATGCCATACGCAAAAGAAACAACACAACAAACCATCGAATTTGAAGATGCTCAACACCCTATTTGGAGTGAATGGGTTGATATGCCTGAGTTTGTGCAAGAAAAACAAGATGGGTACGCAAAAATCATTGTGCGTGTAAGAAATCAAGAAGATTTGGAGGCATTAGCAAAGGTTTTAAATCAACCTTTAACGCCTAAAACTAAAGCTGCATGGTTTCCTGCATTGGTGCGTGGTATCCATTCAAACAAAAGGTATGTGGATGAATCCTGATTACCCTGTGTACATCATTTCAAAAGGAAGATGGGATACACGATTGACTAGCAAGGCATTAGAACGCATGAATGTACCGTATCACATCGTTATAGAACCGCAGGAATATGATAATTACGCAGCTGTAATTGATCCAAAAAAAATACTTGTTTTACCTTTTAGCAATCTTGGTCAAGGCTCAATTCCTGCAAGAAATTGGGTTTGGGAACATTCAATAAGCATTGGCGCACTCAAACATTGGATACTCGATGACAATATTGAGAACTTTCATCGTCTTAACAGGAACATCAAACCAATTGCTTTAACTGGTGCAATTTTTAAAGCGGCAGAAGATTTTATTGATCGTTATGAAAACGTACCAATATCAGGTTTTAATTATTATATGTTTTGTAAAGCCTCTGACAATGTTCCACCTTTTGTTTTAAATACCCGTATTTATTCTTGTATTTTGATTCAAAACGACATACCTCACAGATGGCGTGGTAAGTACAACGAAGATACAGATTTGTCATTGCGTGTTTTAAAAGATGGTTATTGCACAATTCAATTTAATGCGTTTCTTGCTGGCAAAGTATCAACGCAGCGGTTGAAGGGCGGCAATACAGATGAACTGTATAAAAACGGGACATTGGAAAAATCACAAGTATTGGCAGATTGGCATCCAGACGTTGCAAGAGTTATTTGGAAATTTGGTAGATGGCATCATCAAGTTGACTATAGAAAATTTCGACGCAACAAACTTATAAAAAAACCCAATCTTGTAATACCTAATCAAATAAATGAATATGGCATGAAGTTAATCGAGGTAAACTCATGAGTTACATAATCGGCAACTTACCGCCAATTAAGTGTTTTGTGCGGCGAGAGTATCTGTACAACTTTGAGAAAGGTCACGGTGAGATTGAGCCTGCCATTTGGGTAAGCATCAAAGCAATCCGTGGGCAAGTGTTTCGCATTGAAAGCCTGTTGCCACGGTACGGTGCTTTGTACGACAAATTACCTATCCAAGCCTACGTTTGGAATACTAAACATGGCGATTTAGATTTTGACATTCTGCAACTATGGGATTGCATGGGTTACAGGTTTACCGTGCATGAAAAAATTGGTTTGCGTAATCTTGGGGTCAAATTTTTAGGTAAAGACAAAGAATGGCACTTTGGCAAATACTTGTTTACCGTAGACTTTTGTGCTGACGGGATGGATGTAGATACAGGATTTACTGAAGTCGCTGAAGAACACAAATCATTTAATTTTATTCGGCTAGATAATGGTCAGTTTGCAGCGCAGCCTAATAACCGTTGCCTTTGGTACGACCAGTCGTTAATACCGGCTAAGACGGACTTTCCTGATTTCCAAGCATCACGCCACATCTGGACTGTTGACGGGTCACGCAAATGGGCAGTAGGTGACGATTGGTTCTATGACATTGGGGAACGGCATGAGTGAATACAGCCCACACCCAGCAATTGAATACATTTGGGACAATGCGCCAGCATATGCTAAAGCAAAGGGTGAACTGGCACAATTAGAGGCGTTTAAGTCAAGCCTTAAAGCTATCTTAATGAAAGAATCGGGCGAAACTAGCATTGGAGGTCAAGAGCGAGAGGCTTATGCTCACCCAAAGTATCAAACCCATTGTGATGCAATTGGGGCAGCAACTGAGCAAGCCGAGTTGCTTAAATGGCGCATGATGAGCGCACAAATGAGGTTTGATGCCTGGCGCACCGAGCAGGCCAGTAACCGACAAATTGAGAAATTAACGAAATGAGCCACGAATTACTAAAACAGGTAGCTGCAATAACAAATAAGAAAACCACAAAACTATCAGCAACTGAAGTTTTAGAACTTCAAATATGCGCTTCAGTCTTAGACTTTATTGACGATGTTGGCAGCGTAGAAGAACTTAGGGCAAAAGTTAATACCTTTTTAAAGGGTAAAAAATGATCGACTATTCTGAAAGCCTAATTAAAATCACATTACTTGTCAGACAATATCGCAAACTTGTCTTAAAAGGACAATTTGACGCTGCTGCTGACGTTGCTGTGGATATGCAAATTGCAGTTGTTGATCTGCAAGAATGGTCGGAGGCTCAATGTATAGAAACCCAAAACTCTTAGTTGCTTGCCGCCAGCTGCCGTGCCAACTTTGCGAAACCGAAGATGGAACTGTGGTTGCGGCCCACTCAAACCAATTGGCTGATGGTAAGGGGAAGGGAATCAAAGCATCAGATTACAGGGTTGCGGCACTATGCTTTAGTTGCCACATGGATCTCGATCAGGGTAATAAACTGACCAAAGACCAACGCAGGGAGTTTTGGGAAATGGCGCACCGACGCACGATTGGCGAGCTGTTTGAGCGCAATTTGATTAAATGCTAGCCACGCTGCAACTTCCCTTGCCACCGTCAGTAAACGCTTACTGGCGCAATTTCCATGGCAGAACAATACTTTCTAAAGCCGCTAGGGAATATAAACAAACGGTCAAAGAATACGTTTTAATTAACAAAATCCCGTATTTTGGCGATGCCAGACTTCAAGCAATCATCACAATATTCCCTAAAGACCGTAGAAAGCAAGACTTAGATAACAGACTCAAAAGTTTGCTAGATTCTTTAGGCAACGCAGGCGTGTTTGACGATGACAGCCAGTTTGACAAGATTGAGATAGCCAGGGGAGTGATTAAAACTGGCGGTGGTTGTACAATAATTTTAGCTACTCTGTGAGGTCAATATGAAAGAACTAGACGCAGCATCAAGGTTACTAATGGTTTTGCTGCACTCAGCGACCATTGCCCATGTATTGCATTGGAAAACGCCTAGTTACTCAATTCACAAGGCTTTAGGTAAATATTACAAGCAAATACCTGATTTAGTTGATATTCTTGCAGAAAGTCTATTTGGCAAGTATTCTACGATTACGGACTTTGAAGATCATTTTATGATGGAGGATTCACCTCTTCAATACATGACTGAGATTCAAGATTACGTCACAAGTCAGCGTAAACTTATTGCCCAAGATTCAGAGATTCAAAACGCTGTCGATTCAGTTATGGATTTATTAAACACTACAGTGTATAAACTGCGTCAATTTAGTGAAGAATAAATTAATTTAAAAGGAAAACATTATGCCTAACAGTAAAGCAATTGGTGTCGCATACTCTGACCCACAACTAGATTCATACCAAGTTGGTAGCTCTAATGATCCGATTGCCATTACATCGGCAAGTATTCTAAACGGCTCTTATGCTACGACTTCAGCATCATCAGGTGATACCCGTTTGAACTATAGCCGTTTAGCGTTCACCTCAACTGGCTCTGGCGAAACTAGCCGTGTGTTTTCAACAGTAACTGGTGTTGGCGCAGCAGCTGGTGGCACTATTAACGGCGAACACGTTAGTATGTCAGTCAATGGCGCAGGCACAATTAGCGGTGCGGGTAACGCACTTCGTGCAACCATTGGCGGTACATCAACGAACCCAGGCGGCACTTTGGCAGCTATTCAGGCTGACTCAAACTTTGCAAGCGGTGGCACTTGGTCAAACACTTCATTTCTGCGTTTTACAAACAGCGGAACTGGTGCTGTAGCTTATCTAGCCAATGTACCGACAACTGGTAGCGGTCTTTTAATGGCCCCGCACACCACGCAAGTAATGACTGATTCAATTCGGATCATCATGGCAGACGGATCGGTTCGTTACATCATGTGTACAACATCGTCTGCTAACCGTACTGGCGGCGCATAATTGATTAGTAAAGAGTTTTTGTTATCTGAAATCTCTGACTTAGAGGCTGAATCACATAAGGCGCAAACCTTTTTGATTCAGGCTCAAGCTACTATTGCAGCGTACAAAATGTTGATACATAAGCTAGAAGAATCGCAAATTGAGGAATAAATGAATTTACGTCCATTGAAAGACAAAATCGTAATTGAACCCTTAGAAAGGGTAAAAAGCGAGGTTCTGCAAGTCATTATGGCTGAACGGGACAACATGGGCGTAGTGGTAGCAGCTGGGCCAGACGCAGCAAAGCATTTAAAAGAAGGCGAATTTGTCCGGTATGGCACAATGGGCAAAGATGAGTATCTAAAGTATCAAGAATATTTTGTAGACAACAAACGTTACTTAATTATGTCTTGGCAAGATGTATGTTTTGTTCAATAGGAAATATTTATTGTGCATAAGAAACCTGAACCCAAAAAGAAAGAGCAAAGCGGTAAGATGCCATTGGCGGCGTTAATCATTGCTTTTAAACGTAAAAAGAAATAATGGCTAAGAAATCTGTGTCGTTATCTGTTGGGCGTGGAGAAAAGTTACCTGTCAGCCAAGGCGCAGGATTAACGGCTAAAGGTCGTGCCAAGATGAACGCAGCAACTGGCTCAAATCTAAAAGCACCAGCACCTAATCCTAAGACAGATGCAGATAAAGGTCGCAAAGCATCATTTTGTGCGCGTATGTCGGGAGTTGTAGCGCAGGCGAAAGGGCCAGCGGAACGTGCTAAAGCCTCCCTTAAACGATGGAAATGTTAATCATGGCTACCAAATCAGGCTTATATGCAAACATTCATGCTAAACGTGAGCGCATCGAGAAAGGCAGCAAAGAAAAGATGCGTAAGCCTGGCACAGAAGGCGCACCTACAGCCAAAGCCTTTAAGCTCGCTGCTAAGACTGCTAAGAAATGACTCCAAATATCTATTTACCTTATCCATCGCCACAAACCGTGGATGAGCTAAATGAGGATGTATTAGCGTTACTTAAACAGCCTGGTGTACCGGACAGCCTGATGAACGAATACAATGCTGTGGTTGATAACCCTGAAACACAAGACGATATTGACCAAGAGCAAGCTAACTCTGATTCGATGGCTAACGAATGAGCGATGCAGTTTATATCTATATGTTGTGTGACCCAGTAAACGGTGAACCACGATATGTAGGTAAAACTATCTACCCTAACGATAGATATGTATCTCATATTTTTGAAGCTAAATCTAACAAACAAACATTGAAATGTGATTGGATTAGATCGTTGTTAGAACAAAACAAAAAACCTGTATTTGAAATTATTGATTGTGTTGACCCTAAAGATTGGCAAAACGCAGAAATTAAGTACATTAAAGAATTTAAAGAATTGGGCGCAAACCTTACAAACATAGCAAAAGGTGGCGAAGGTTTTGAGCAAGGATTTAAACAAGACCAATTTTTTATGATGAAGAAATTATTTGGTGGTTGGTATCAAAAAGCGGTAAAAGATAAAGATTTTAAGAAAATGAATAGATTTGCGACATCAATGTTAGGATTGGCAGAACACAAACCTGACTTAGTTCCGAAACGTTGGAAATTTATTCAATTGCCTTAATTTTCATATATTTAGAGGTTGAAACAAATGGGTGCGCCAGCAGGTAATGCTAATGCTGCTAAATCAAGACTGTTTTATGACGCTCTTAGAAAGAATCTTGTGCAAAACCCGCATAGAGTGCAGTTAATTGTAGAAAACCTTATTTCTGCCGCTGAAGAAAACGAGCAATGGGCAATTAAAGAGCTGATAGATCGCATTGATGGCAAACCCATCCAAACAAACACTTTAGAAAATTCTGACGGTTCAGCATTGTTAGCCGGAATTCAAGTAACTTTTATTGCACCCAATGACACTAGCAGCAGCAATAGCTAAAGCCGAGTTTCCTGAGAAACTAAGTTGCCTATTCGATCCCCCACGTTCACGGTATCGGGTTTTATTCGGTGGTCGAGGCGGTGCTAAGTCTTGGGGCGTGGCGAGAGCGCTACTAATCCTAGCAGCCCGTGACCAGTTACGCATACTGTGCGCCCGTGAATACCAGACTTCAATTAAAGATTCGGTGCATAAACTGCTATCGGATCAGATTGCTGACTTGGGATTAGATGGGTTTTACGAGATCACCCAGGCTTCGATCAAGGGTAAAAACGGCTCAGAATTCTTCTTTGTTGGGCTAAAAAACAATATATCTAACGTCAAATCCTTTGAAGGTGTAGACATTTGTTGGGTTGAGGAAGCACAGACGGTATCCAAAACTAGCTGGAACGTGCTGATTCCAACCATTCGCAAAGAACAGTCTGAGATATGGGTGACGTTTAACCCTGAGCTAGAGACTGATGACACATTTCAACGGTTTGTTGCCCATCCACCTAAAGACTGCGTGATCGAAAAGATCAACTGGTCGGACAATCCGTGGTTTCCTGAGACGCTCAGACTTGAGAAAGACGCACTAAAAGAGCGTGACATTGAGTCATACAATACAGTTTGGGAAGGTGTTTGCAGACAAACGGTAGACGGTGCGGTGTTTGCTCGTGAGATGCAGGCAGCTGATCTTGAAGGTCGCATCATGCGAGTGCCTTACGATCCTGCCAAGCCTGTTCATGCGGTGTTTGACTTGGGTTGGGCAGATGCTACGGCTATTTGGTTTATCCAGTTTATCGGCATGGAAATCCATTTGATCCGATACATTGAGGATAACCAGCGCACGATCAGCCATTACTTGTCTGTGATGCAAACATATGGTTATGTCTATGACACGCTATGGTTGCCGCACGATGCACAGAACAAAACACTAGCGGCTAATGGTCGCAGCATTGAGGAAATTGTGCGAGCTGCGGGTTATAAGGTGCAAATTACCTCAAAAGTGCCTGTATCTGATAGCATCAACGCAGCTAGAACGATATTCCCCAAGTGCTACTTTGACCGTGAAGAATGTGCTGAAGGGCTACAATGTCTAAGGCACTATCGTTATGATGTAGACCCAGACACTAAAATGTTTAGTAAAAGTCCGTTGCATGATAATTATTCGCACGGTGCAGACGCATTTCGCTATATTGGCTTAGTGGTAAATGAACCACGCAAGATTAAGAAACAGACAACGTATCAATTACCTGTGAGTTGGATGGGATGATGGACAACGAAAACGACCCACGCATTGCCGATGCAATGAAATTCCTGCGCCTGACCACAGATGCAGATCAATCGAACCGTAGCGAAGCGTTAGAAGATTTGAAGTTTGCCTCTGGCGATCAATGGCCTACCGAGATTCAGAACAGTCGCAACCTTGAAGCTCGCCCATGTCTGACAATTAACAAGATTGATCCGTACATTCGACAGGTTACGAATCAACAGCGGCAAGCTCGCCCACGCATCAAGGTTCATGGCACAAACACTAGCTCTAACGAGAAATTAGCGGAAATCCTGACAGGCGTGATCCGTCACATCGAGGTTAACTCAGACGCAGATCAAGCCTACGATACAGCGTTTGATTACTCTGTACGCATGGGTTGGGGCTACTTTCGGGTAATTACTGATTACATCCGTGACGATTCATTCGACCAAGAGATTTACATTCGCCCGATTGATAACCCGTTTACTGTCTATTTCGACCCTAATTCGATCCTACCTGATGGTTCTGACGCTGATCGTTGCTTAATTACAACAGTCATTGAAAAGAAAATATTTCAGGAAATGTATCCGGATGCCGATTTAGGCAGCTTTACATACCGTGGAACTGGTGACGATTCCGCTGAATGGATTATGAAGGATGATATTCGCATAGCCGAATACTTTTACACAGAGCGTAAGGCGGCAAAGCTAGTCCAGTTGTCAGACGGTACATCTGTTTACAAGGATGAGCTGCCCGATCAAGCAATCCTAGCAATGGCAGGAATCACGATTGTTAGCGAACGTGAGTCAATGCGTAAGCAGATCAAGTGGTGCAAGTTGACCGCTATGGAGGTGCTTGAGGAAAGTGATTGGCCTGGCAAATACATCCCGATCGTTCCGGTTTACGGGCAGCAGCTGGTCATCGAGTCGAAGCGTAAAAAATACGGTTTGGTGCGTAATGCTAAAGACCCACAACGGATGCTTAACTTTTGGCAAACGTCTATTACTGAGTCTGTCGCACTCGCCCCTAAAGCTAAATGGCTTATGGCAGAGGGTCAAGATGAGGGGCATGAGATGGAATGGGCATCGGCTAACATCAAGTCAAGTCCTGTGCTGCGATACAAGCAAAAAGACATTGAAGGTGTGCCTGCTCAACCACCAACACGCCTACAGCCTGAACCACCACCTGCGGGAATCTTGGCGGCAAGTGCGTCAATCAATAACGATTTACAAGCTGTATTAGGTATCTTTGACCCAAATCAAATGCCTAGCGGCAACCTATCGGGCAAAGCTATTAATGGTCAGCAGCAGCAAATTGATCTGACTAACTTTCATTATTTCGATAATCTGACACGTTCAATTCGTTACGCAGGCAAGATCCTGCTCGATCTGATCCCTAAGATATACGATCACGAACGAGTGATGAGGATCATTGGCTACGATAATCAACCTGAATTAGTGGTGCTGAATCAACGTACCGTTGACGATGCAGGCGTGACTAAGATTCTCAATGACGTAACGGTGGGCGAATATGACGTTGTGATGGAGACTGGCCCAGGCTACAACTCTAAGCGTCAAGAGGCTGTTGCCAATATGATGCCATTACTCGCTGCAAGCCCAGACTTAATGAAAGTGGCAGGGGACTTGATCTTTAGAAACATGGACTTCCCTGGCGCAGACATTATTGCTGATCGTTTAGCAGCGTCAAACCCATTGGCGAACGTTGACGAGAAATCAGACATTCCGCCACAAGTGCAGATGCAACTAGCGCAGTCTAAGCAAATGATGGAACAAATGCAGCAGCAAATGCAGCAGATGGATATGATTATTAAGAGCCGAGCTGATGTTGTTGCAATGCAACAAGAAGGTGAAACCAAACGTAAGTTAATGGATGTTACGTCTAGGGCGCACAATACCGAGACAATTAACGAAGCAAAAGTTAATCAGAATATTATGAATTCGATGGTTTCGCAAAACAAAGCTGAACTGGAAGCCATGACCAAGTTAATGCTTGCTCGCATGGATACTAACCAGTTACAGGCAGAGATTGCTAAACGTGACGCTGAAACACAGAGAATGTACGCATTTTCTGAGGGCGAGATTCACACAGAAACTAGCCCATTCATACAACGTTGACATTTAATATATTTGGATTATTATTAGCTTATCTTACCAGTTAGATAAAACTGGGTTAATTCTTGGATAAAACCATGTCAGATAGTCGTGAAGCAGGAACAGTAGTAACGAGTGAAAATATTGCAGAGTTTACGGCACAGAAATTAGGTTTAGCTGACCGTGCAGATACTGAGGCTGATAATTCAGAGCCAGATCAAGCATCGGAACAGAGTGAACCGAAGTCCGAGGACGAAGCTAGAACAG